CTTCAGATCCTTGACGAGATCCTTGTCAAACTCGCGCAGCAAGCGCAGGGTCTTTTGCAAACCCTCGACTTCTTGAGCTCTAGCCATACACCTAGTCTACCTGCCAGCGTGAACGCTCCGCCAACGGATATATCCGAGCATAGTCCAAAGCATTCGCTCAGTCTCCAGCATCAGCACCGACGGTGCGATGCCGGTCTCCACCGCTAAAGAGGCGACAAGCCAGTGGCTTGAGGATTCTCCAAAGGGACAAGGGTAGTTTCCTCGGCGCCCTCGATCTCATCCAGCGTTGCAACCCATTCCATGAAGTCGAGCGCGGTCGCTCCCGTGCGCTTCTGTGAATGCCAAGCAAGCCACACGAAGTCGCGAGCAAAGATCGAGTCGCCACCCATCGTCGAGGACGGACGCTCGAAACGATCTTCCCACGCGACGATATCGACCAGGGCAGCGCGTACCAGCACGCTCTCCTTGCCTGTCTCCTTGATCCTAAACTGTAGTTCCATGACCAGCCCTCCCCGGACTTGAAGTTACGCGATCAGACTAGACAATTGCCTTTGTCACGGTACCCGAAACCGGCCACGACACGTCGACCGTGTTGAGCTCTCCAACGGCGCCATTGACAGGACTCCAGCCCGTAACCAAGACCGTCATCGTGTAGCTCGGGTTCGTGCTGGAAACTGCTGTGCCGTTCGGCTTGACGACGACCGAAGTCGTGCTGCCGATCAACGGATAGACAAGACCCTCGACCGCGCTGTAGTCGTTGTGCATCGAAAGCGAAAGGGTCGTGTCGAGCAGGCCGCCGACACGCGTCTTGCCGTTGCCCGGACCAAACGCAGTCGTTTCCACCTCGTCCACCGCAGTCTCGATCTGGACGCTCGCGACCGAGCTGGAAACGTCTGTCGCTCCGATAGTGATGTTCGCATTTGTGAGAACGAGCTTAGCCATATTGGGTTACTCCTCCTCGGAGCCGGACACGTCGGGTTGTGACTTCATTGTAGACGAGGATTCTGCGCCCTTGACAATTACGCGCCCCGACTCGATCAGCACATCCAAACGATCCACGTCGGACGCCTTGACCTCTTGCCCCTCGGTCTTGCCGGCAACGATGAAGCCGGGCGCCACAATAAACTTTGTCATTCGTCAAACTCCTTAGGTGTAAACCAGAACACGAAAATCGACCGACAGGTACAGCGTATCGTTCCCGTCGATCGTGCCGATAGTACCAGCCGATTCGACGATGCACGTCTGGACGACGCCACCTAGGGTAGTATCCGCTTCGATCGCGAAACGAATGCCACCCGAGCCGTAGCCGAGGTAAGTATCCAGCAGATCCTCGGCGGCGCGCTCGGATGCGCGCCCGACGACAACGGTCAGCGTGTAAGTCTGAAGGATCGACCCGGCTCCCATCGCGCCGTGATAATCAATCGACTGAAGCGAAGGGAAAGCGAAAGGCGCGTTTAGGTTATCGGGCTGACGATCATACGTGCGCAAGCCCGTGATCGTTCCTACCTTCGCAGCCAGAGCAGTCTTGACTTGCCCGACGGTAGCCGTCACCGGAACAACCGCATCTTGCGGTACGGCTCAACAAGCATCTGCACGTCAGCATCGAGGAAACGCGACACGCGCACCACCCCGAAGTCTCCGAAGCCGGCGACGCCAAGAGGGGAGTCGTAACGCTTGAAGTGACGCGAGGCTTGCAGGATAGTTGCCTGTGCGATTGCGGCAGGAACCGCCGGCCAACCGAATACCGCCGTGACCTTGACGAGCGCCTGCTCACCAAAGTTCGCGCTCACCATTGGGAACGCGTAGTCACCGACCGCGCGAATACGATCAAACGGCCAGGCGATCCCGTCGAGATTCCCGTTCAGCGGCTCGAGCTGATAATCAGTTACCGCAAACGTGACGTCGAACGTACCATCTGCCTGCGTTGAGGTCTGAATCGTGATCGCGGTTCCCGCGATGTCATCGATCGGACAGTAGAGCGGATCGGGTGCGGTGAATAGGCGCGTTGCCGTGCCGACAGAATAAAAGTTTCGGAGCGTGTACCCGTCGATCAGGCGCGATGCTGCTTCGACAGATCCCTCAATCAGCGTGTCGTCCGTGTTGTCAGTAATCCGCAGCGCAGCCTTGACTTGTGCGAGCGTGCAGTAGCCGTTTGTGATCGCCATGCTTCTATTCTACCCGTCCCAAGAGTAGTCGCAGCGCTCGCCGAGCGACCAGTCCTGGAACGGTGGAACCTCGCCCGGCTTGAGCGCGTCCCAGCGTTCGGCAAGCACGCGCTGATTCTTGAGAAACGTGTCACGATTCCGCTCTTGAAGTTCGGGCGATGACAAGAGGACGGCGCTATTGTCGTGACCGATCTCGACTGCCGGGTGGAAGATCTTGACGCCGGCGGCAACGGCGCGCTGCTCATAGTCATTGTCCTCGAAGTATGCCGGGTGGAAACGCTCGCAGAAAAGACCGACCCGCTCGACGACTTCGCGACCAAGATGAAAGCAAGCCCACGGCGGCGTCGCCCCCGTCGTAATCTGATCGGGAGCCGTACGACTAAACCACAAGCCGAGGCGCCCAGGCTTAAACCAAACGTCAGCACCGATGATGACCCAGCCGGAGGCGCGCGGGTGCATTTTGATCCCGAGGTTCCACGATGTTGCGATACCGAGGTTCGACGGCGAGGAGACTAGCCGCACGTTTGGGTAGGTCGCAAGATCGGCGGGGCGGAGCTCGTCACCGTTGTCGATAATGAGAATCTCGCCTACCTCTTCGTCAATCGTACCGAGCAAGCGGTGAAGCAAGTCGTACCTACCGAGAACCGGGACGATCATGACCGGGATCATGTTGCCTCCTCGCCAACGGTCGGCGTCCAGGCGGCGAGTTGCTCGAGCGCGGGGCGCCAATATTTCGCGTAGACAAGATCCGCATCGTAGTCGGCAGCAAACTCTACTGCTTGCCTACTATCGCCGCGCGGAGCGGCATAGGCTTCCTCGAGCGCGTCGACGATACGGGGAATCATCGGTGTCGCAAACCAAGCATCTTGATATGGATCCCAGAGCGGTTGTACCTCGACCGCCCACCCGTCACCAACGAGCTCGGTCTGCGCAGTCCAGTCGCTCACGATCACGCGCGTACCGCATGCCTGAGCCTCGACGACGGGGACGCCGAAGCCTTCCCCCGCCGAGGTAGCCAGTAGGACGTCAGCCGCCGTGTAAAGCGACGCTAACGCTTGCTGGGGAAGGTTCATGCGGTAGAGGTACTGATCGACAAAGCAGACTTGATCCTCGGGAATGCCGCAACCTCGAATGAGTGCGCGGAGATCTACGCCCGTCGCGATCGCCGAAGCCTCAGTGTGAAGGTACAGGATCGCCTCTGGATGATTCTTGGCGAAGATCGAGAACGCTAGAAGGTTCTCGCCGAAGCACTTGCGTACGGGTGTCCTGCCCTTGTTTGCCGAGTTCATCATCACGACAAAACGATCAGGGTCGACGCCCATCAATTCGTGACCCGTGACGAGCTTCCCGTCAGCATCCGCGAATGATGGTGTTGGCTTGAAGATCGCTTCGATAGCGTGCGGGACGTAGATCGAATCGACACCATCGTCAGCCATCATCCGTTCCGCGAACCGGCTCATCGCGATCGGCATGACGTTGTCCCGCTTCAGCCACGCGATTACCTTCGGTGGCGCCGGCTGATGGTCGACGGGCGCCCACGCCGCGATCTTTGGGATCTGCTTGATGCCGGGATTCTCGAGCGCCCACACGTCAAAGAGAATGACAACGAGACCAGGCAGGTCGCTGCCGTGTGTCCAGTGCTGCGCGTGCGCGTTCAAAATATCATCGGAGTACCCGGAGACGCCGGTGGGGTACATTTTCACTCCACCATTCCAGACAGTCTCGGCTCCCTGCAAGCCGTAGTTGCATGCGATCGCTACCTCGTGCTGGTCGCGGTTCAGGCGCTCGACGACTTGTGCCGTCTGCACTCCATATCCGGTTGCGGCGAAAGGAGCATTCGAGCTCCAGAGTATCCGCTGCCGCGTCACGCCGGCGGCCTGTGGTGCTGCTGGCACTTTTGCCTTCGCAATCTTGCGACGCGTTGCCCTGTTCGTCAAAGCTCCCCCGATCAAAAAAATAATGGCTGCCCGACAATCGATCTGTCGGACAGCCAGTATTCTACCTATCGGTTAGGATGCGCCACCGATGAAGTGATTGATATGCGTGGCCTGTGGCAGCTGTCCATCAACACGCAGGATGCAGCGCAGGGTCACGAGATCTGTCGAAAATGCAAAGTCAGTCGAGGAATCGACACGAATGCCGCCGACCTGACGCACGTAGTACGAAGGCAGGTGACCGAAGATCACGGACTTCGCCGACGTTGCTGGGTCAGCCATCGCTGGGTTCTCGTTCAGCGGGAAGCCGAGGAGCGTGTCAGGAACACCAACCGCGAGGCTGGGGCTGAAAACATAGTTACCAGCAGTATCCTTCAGTTTCCTGACGGCGCCGATGGACTTGCCGTTCATCATGTAGCCAGCACCCGGCAACATGCGCGCAGCACCATCAACCGAATATGCCAGGTCGATCAGGTTGTCAGCGGTGAACGCACCACTGGTAGCGGTTGCGCCAGTAATGCCGAGGGTCGAAGCGGTGACGATGCCGTTCGGCTGCGTCGTGCCAGTACCAGTCGTCAGAGCTGTATTGACGTTATAGCCAATGCCCTGTCCCACTTGGTCTGCAAGGAAGCCAAGAATGTCCACTCCAGCGTCTTCGATCATCTCACGCGACACCTGCGTCAGGAACGAATACTTCCATGCACCCATCGTGATGAATGCCGAGAAGGCTGGATCAGACTCGCCGATTGCGCCGGCTTCAGCAGCGATCGTTGAAGCACTGTACGTGTTGACGCGAGGAATCTGCAAGTTCTCTCCGCCAGCCGTGGTGATCACGGTTGGGAGATCAAGCATGGGACCAACCATGCGAGCCTTGAGAATGATCTCGTTGTAGAACGAAGTTGGCACGGGCGCACCAGTATTCGTCTTTAGCACGTCGCGCTTCTCAAACTCGATCGAGCGAACCTCACCGCGAGCAAGCTTGCGGATAGCCTCGGCGTCGTCGTCGTCAGCAGGAGCTACCTCGTCCGTGCGGACGCTAGCAGCGGCAACGTCGAGGCGCAGTGCGCGCTCTTCGTCTTTGGTGATCTGCTCAATGACCTGGGCGCGCTTGTCCATGTCCTCGGAGATTCGATCGTAGATGACTGTCTCTTCAGCAGTCAGGTCGCGGGATTCAGCGGCAGCTGCGTCGAGCAGGTGCTTGGCCTCTTCCCACGCGTTCAGGCGCAGTTCGTTCTGGCGCTTCAAGTAATCGCTCATCAGGGATGATCCTTTCAAGAATCAAAAGTGTTTGTCTAACGGATTCCCGTGCGGCTCCGCATCGGGGTGCGCCTGACGCGGCTCCGCAGATCAGACAACCCAAATGGTAGCAGGGCGAAAGATCATCTAGACGCGCGAGAACAAAAGATCAAGTTGCTTGCGCTTCATGTCAAGCGACGCCTGTACCTCGGCGCCAATCGTCGTATCGGCGCGAAGCTTCTGCACGACAGACTCGATCAGCATCGCCGCGTCGTCGTCGAGGATCTCGCCGGCTTCAAGTTTTGTGATCGCCGCATCGAGCTCTGATACGTCGGCACCAGTAGCGGCGGCGAGGTTGTCGAGGCTGCGCACGCCGGCGGAAGTTGCGGTGTAAGCCGGGAACGCCGTCACGATCGAAACCTCATGCAGGCGCACCTCGCGAAGTTCGCGCGTCGCACCATCCGGCGACCAGGTGTCGCCGCCGCTCGGAACCGAGAAGCCAAAAGACATGGAATCAACATCACCGCGACGCATCAAGATCGCCAGATCCTTGCCGTCTGTCGTCGGCGGTAGATCAGCTTCGACGCGTAAGCCGTGAGTATCCTCAGACAGGCGGAGAGTACCTGCGCGCTTCGACGCCAGTACGCGCGTCGTGTCATGGTTGACGAACATTTTGATCTCGTTGCGCGATGAAAGCGAATTAGCAAACGCGCCCGGAGCGATCCGCTCAATAAACGGCAGCGGCTCGGATTCGGAATTGAAGACGGCAGCGTAGCCCGTGAAAGCCATGCCGTCCCCTTCGCCGAGGTCGCGTAGCTCAAACTCGTTGACGGTGATTCGGCGTGTCTCGACGGCAGTAGTCATAGGGTCAATGTTAGCACCGCGCGGTTCGCCCACGACAAAGGCGCTGCGCTCCTCGGCTTGGATCTGCTCCGACTTCCGAGCAAACCAGTCCATCGCCGGCTTCGGATCTAGCGGGTCAATTCCCCATAGGTAGAAAGCGACGGCGCCAGCGCCGGGGAATCCTTGGGCGTCAGGGTCACGATTATCTTCCGCCTCGAGATCGACCAAGTGCCGAGCCGCCCACGCATTCGTGCGAACCACTTTATCTTCCGAGACTTGACCCTCAGCCATAAGCCGAGCCTCTCGAATCGTGCGATCAACAACACCATCCCCAGAGAGCCCATCCGCGTGATACTTGAGCCCGCGTGCTGCGGCTTCCATAATGTATTCCGGCATAGAAAGGTCAACCTGCCGCGCGTCAAGGGTACGCGTCGACTTCGGATGATCAGCAGGCAGGAGATCGTTATCGGTGACATAGTTTTCGTTTTCGGGTGCGCCCGTCCTGAGCAGATACAAGAAAGCATTTACTCGACCCATAGACCACGCGGCTCGAGATATGCCCGGACGGTGACTGCTCGAGTACGCGCCAGATCCGCGACGGTAAACCGCCGCCAGTTGTCCAAACGTCGTGCGCGTATACGCCGGACGATCAGCGGCGTCCATCGCATCGTTGTGTTCGGCGACTTTATTGCGTAGCGCCTTTTCTGTATTCGCTCCTAGCTCGACATTTCCGCCGGCGCCCGAAGCCGAGCCGGGATCGTTCGCGTCAGATCCTGTGATCTGATCCTTTGGTGGAGCTGGAGCTCGCTTGAGCATTTGTGGTAATTCTTGAGGATCAACACCAGACGGAGCCAAAACGGTAATTCCGATGCGCGCATATTCAGCGCGCACGTTCGCGTTGTTTTCTATCGCTAGCTCGATATTCCAATTTGCAAAAAGATTCTTGACGACTGCTGCTTTGTAGACGACCTCGGGTGTTCGATCGCTACGCATCTGAAGCAGCTCATAGTCGACGCCGATAGCGTCTAGTTGCGCGATCGTTTCATCGCGACGCGCTTCTCGGCGAGCAGTGACAATCAACACGGCTCCCGTATATTCGCGAACGAAGGCGACGACGTTCTCAATCGGATCACCATTGTCAGCGATCATCGTTCCATCAATATCCACGACGATCGCCTCCGGCGCATTGAGATCTCGTTCTCCACCAGGTTGGATATCCTCGGCGAGTGATACGGCAATCATGTGATCAATCGCGTCTTGCTTCGATGCGTGACAGCCGATCGTGAGCAGGGCGCCATCCTCCTCTTTGACCGTCGCCCACCCGTCACAATCCGCTTGCTGATCGGTAATAAAGTAAGGCATTCCTACATCCTCTGAATCATCACGCTGACCGAGCTGCTACCCGACGCGATTCCCCACAAACCCTCACCAGGATTCAGCGTAATCTGACGCTCCTCTTTCCCGTCAAGGTGAATACCCGTCGAGGTAGCAACGCCCGAATCGCCGAGAAAGATCTGCTGGCTTGCTTCGTTGTTGTGAACCGTTACGCGCTGCGACATATCATCCGGCGCGCACAAAAGCGTTGCTGCCGTTGTCACGCTGATCTGTGCCGTCGTCATCGTCACGATGCTACCGGGTACGCCGCCGCTGGATCTTCCGGGTCAACCTGAGCGATACCCTGTAGCTGCACGGACGGCAAGCCCGTATGGGGCAACGCGTCCAAGCCGAGCGACGCGAGAGTGGCCGACGGATCGAAACCAGCTTGCACTAGCTTGACCGCGATCGCGGTCTTTTTCTCGAGCTCGGTCAAGTTAGCCGCAGCCAGGTCAACGTTCGCGAGCGGGACGCGGTAAACGTCGCCACCATCCGCCGGCGGCATATCCTCGAGGCGGTGGATATCGTTGATCGACAGGAAGCCCGACTGGATACCCGTCGAGAACGATGCGTAGCGCGTAGCCTGATCGCCGCGCAGTAAGCCGTCAACGTTGATCTTGACGAAGGCATCACCGGGGATCAGGTTGCTGTAGGCATCTTCGATCTTCACGATGTAAGGGCGGAGACAGTACGTCACAAAATGGATGCCGTTCATCTCGACCGATGCGTAAGACATCGCGCCGGGAGTCGTCACGCCGAGCAGCGCCGGCGGACAACGGAACGCGCGCGCGATCTCCTCGGTCGAATACTGACGAGATTCGAGCATCTGCGCTTCGTTAGGCGCCGCCGAGGTCTGACTGTATTTCGCCCCGCCGAATAGGACGCCGGGACGATGCGACCGGCGAACAGATCGATGCTGCTCCTCGAATGAATCGCTCAGGTCTTTGGCCTGCTCTCGAGTGAGGGCGCCCGGAAACTCGATGACACCACCGAGCGTACTGCCCTGACCGAAGAACAATTGCGCGAACGTATCGAGCGCCCGACCCAGCCCGAGCGTGTCGCGGATCAAGTCGATACGGCTACGCCCACGAAGTTCGCCCGGCAGCAAGAGCTCAGTTAGATGCATCATCTCATCATGCGGAACAATCTCGCGACCGTTATCAATCGAATACTCCACGCGACGCGTAACGTTATTGCGCTGCACCTCGACCTTGCGGGGATTCAAGACGACTAGCCCAGCGATGCCCTGGTCGTCCCGCAAGATCCGAATAAACGCGTTGCCGTTCATCAGCAGGGAAATCAAGACTTGCGAGAAATGCGTAGTGCGCGACATGCCGACCTCGGGCAAGTCGAGCCAGACGGGGCGCGGATAGTTCACGCGCTCAGTACCGTCGCGGCGGAACGTATCGATAGGTAGGGTCGAGATAGAATCAGCGATCAGCCTGACGCACGCGTAGACGGTTCCGAGCTTCAGCGCCTCATCCTGATTCATCGTGACGCCAGAATTAGTCGTCAGGGCAAGAGAATCTCCAGACGCGAAGATTGTCTGGAAAGAGATCGACCGCTCCTCAGAATCACTGCGCCGAAACAGTCCACCTAGCATTTGTTAGTTCCTCTCAATTGCTACGGCGAACGCGATCATGAATGCTCCGGCTATGACGATTCCTGCCGGCGCGAACACCAGCCCGACACCAGTCGAGATAACGATCGCACCTAACACTTGTAAGACTATTGTAGCCGCCCTAAAAGGCAAAGAATCCCGGCTCACTTTCGACCTCCTGTTTTCGTGTAGCTCGATCGACAGCCATCGCTAACGCGATCGCGGCATCGATCTTCCGCTTACTTTTGCCCTTCGACAATCTCCACCCCTGATCCGTCGATCGAGGTGTCGCACTCATTACCTGATCAGTAAACACGGGCGCCCCGTCGTGAGCGATCTTACCACCTACGATCATCTCATACAGGTGACCACACGCCGGCACCATACGCGCCGCCGACTGAGGAAACTCGACCATCGGGAAACCGTCGTCCGACAGGATCTCGGCAGACCTCTGCATGTATGCCGGATCGTAGGCAATCTCGACCAGATCGTAATCGTCGCGAAGTTTCCGAATGTAATTCTCAACATCCATTACGTCAATGAAATCGCCGTCAGGCAACCATATTTTTGCTCTCACAATAAGTCTGCCGTCAATCTCCTGTACGCAGACGACGGCGATCGAATCGTGCTTCAGTGCCATATCGATCCCGACGAAGGTCGGCACGTTGGCAACGAGCTCTAACTCTGGGGCAAGACACTGCTCCCAAGATCCCGACGGGAGCCAGGATTCTTGCGAGCGTACCCATTGATTCAATCGGTAGCGGCGGAACGCGACTTCAGCAGTCTGACGAGCAGCCACCTCGAAATCCTCTTCACTGATCAAGCCGAGATCCAGATTCGGATTCGCCGCCGCCCACGCCTTCCGATCGTGAACGTCACACTCTTCTGGTGCCTCCCACCAGAAAAAGCCAAACGCCTGATCTTCTATTTCGTTATTTACGACACGCTTCCCGTACTGATAAAGGCGCCCACAAATTGATTCGAGATCATACCCAGCCGTCGTAATCGCCACGACCATCGGATCGCGACGCGCGCCCGAGCCTAGCGTCAACGCGTCCCAAAGATCTTCGTGAACAACGTGGAGCTCGTCACAAACAACAGTCGACGGGTTCAAGCCCTGAACGAGTTTAGAGTCAGAAGCCAAAACGCGATAGATAGCGCCAGTCTCGGGAACCTCGATCACGTCGCGGTAAACGCGACAGGCTTTACTAAGCGTGTCGGATTCCAAGACCTGACGACGCGCCTCGCCGAACACGATGCGCGCCTGCTGACGATCGCCGGCGGCAGAATAAACCTCGGCGCCGGGCTCTCCCTCGATCAGACCATACAAGCCGATCAGGGAACCGAGAAGAGACTTGCCCGCTTTGCGTGACAACCCGATCAGCGTGCGCTTGTACCTGAACAGTCCATCCTCGCGACGCTCATAGATATCCTCGAGCAAGTCGTATTGCCAATCGGTTACGCGTAGCGGTCGACCCGCATGAACACCCTTGCTAATCGTCAGGAAAGTTTCCCCGAAGAGAGCTACAGCCGGACCATCACTCTGAGGATACAATCTCGGAGTCGACCATTTGGGTTTTACGCTTTCTGTAGTCGTCAAGTTTGTTCTCAAACTTTACCTCGGCAAGACCTAATCGCGTGCGATCGGTCGGTGTAAATCCAAGCATAGACAAGCCGCTCACGATCTGAGCATCGAGTTGCCTCAGACCGTTCCGCTCTCGCCAGTCGCCGTCGCGCATAACGCGAAGCCTCAAGATCTGACGCTCGTCAATTTGCTCGCAGAGCATCTGGACTAATTCGATATCAGTATGCGGCGAGATCCAGACAGCGCCGCCGTTCCAGAGGCGATTCCAAAACTGAGTTCCGAAAGGTCCAAGCGACCGAAGCGGCTCCGGCGTTTCGACTGCTCGAGCCAGCACGACAGTGGGCTCAGCCATGAGCCTCTTCCCAGGATTCCCTAGCCGGCGCTTCTGCTCGATCGGCTTCGGTGGGCGCCCGACCTTAGCCACTGTTTTTTGGCTCAAACAGACGCTTAGGAAAAGGTCGCAATTTCGCGGCGACGTCTACAGAAC